TTCAATATTTGGATTCATGACCTTTGCACCCCTTCCAAATTAACTGATGAAGGCTGAAATATCAGTCAAAGCTGCATTGTGAATTCTGTGTAATTGTTTTATGCTATAATTCATTTGGTCTGCAATTTCTTCCCACTTCATAAAATTGATGTATCTGTATAGAAGGACAAGCCTTCTGTTCGGATTTTCGACCTGATAAATTTTTTCTCTAATTTCCATTTTTAGTTCCATCAATTGCACCATTTCTTCATCAATTTTCTTTTCAAGGTCAACTATACTGTTAACATACTTGGTAAACTTCGCTTCATGTGATTTTGTTTTCTGAACTCTTTCTTGTGAAAAATCTGTGCTTGGCAAGCTTTCAGACAATACTCTTAATTCCTTCAATTCTTCAATTTTACTGTTTATCAGTTCATTTATCTTAAAAGCTTGTTGTAAATACCGTTTGGCTTTCATTTGTTGCTCTGTACGCATTAAACCACCCCTTTATTTGAAAAACTGTGAAAGGAACTTTTGCAGCTTATTTTCAAGAATCCTTGGTGCATCAGCTTCAAGTTCCTGTTCTGAAATAGTCAGCATAAACACCCCTGGAACCCAACCCTTATGGTCAGGTGTCCTGTGTCCAAATTCAACATATGATGCATAATAAACAGGATTTATGATTTCCACCTGGTATTCATTGCCGACCTTCCTTATAGCAAGTGAATTTGCATATGTAGCAGCATTTGCACCATTACCAGTGCCATTCATTGCTTCTGCTTCGGTTTTTGCTGTCCAACCCCTTCTTAATGTACCACCACTTTTTCCTGTATGGGGTGTGAATGATACCTGTTTCCCATCCTTTGTGATAAAGTTGACAGGCTTATCATATACACCTGTGGGTGTCCTTTTTATAACCTTTGCAAGCAACCTTGCAGCAAGTTCTTTGGCACATGATTCAAGGAATTGCTGAACTTGATTTTCTTGTAGCTGTTCCAAATCATCCCTGAATTTTTCAAGTTGCTTGATGTCAACTTTTAATGATTTGCCCATATCCGAAACACCCCCTTGATTGAAAATTTATCGAACGATAAGTTCAAACTGCTGAAAATACTGGTTTATATGCTGCTTTTGTTACTATCCTGTTACTAATAACCAAGGGAACAAGGCATTTTGAACCTGTTCCCTTGATTTTTTGAAAGTTAATTTTCAAGTTGAAGTTCAAGTTGAGGTTTCTTTTCCAGGGTGTTTTCATCACCTTCACCATTGATTTTGTTTGAAATCCTGTCAAGTGTTTCTGCATATTCCAGGATATACTTTTCATCATATCCTTCCTGGTATCCATCCACGAGGGTTGAAAACATCCGATTGTTGAATATGTATGTTTCACCTTCTGAACGGGGGTGCAGGAACAGATTATTTGCCATGGTTTCAATCTCATTGAACAAGTTCAGCACAGCTTCCATCTGATTCAGCTTGCTAAAAGTTCTTGGGAAAGTGCTATTACCTGATGCATCAACCAAAGCCTTTTTCTTTGCAATGACCCTTTTGAACAGCAGCATTTGGTCATAGTCATCAAGGAAATCTTTCAGAATAAGGTAAGCAACTTCATCTGTCAGGTCATCATCTTCAAGTGTCAGAAACTGCAATGCATTTGAAACCTTTGCAGCAAAATCAGGTGACCTTTCTGCCTTCTTAAAGTATTCGGGCAGCATTTCCTTTTTTGCTGCTTCAATGACTGCCTTCAACTTCTTGTTTAGCAGGGAATCAACCAGTTCTGCTTCTTTCCTTGCATCAGCAAATTCCTTCTGTACCTGCTCACTGATAAAATCCTTTTTGTAGGTATTCAAGCCACCTGGTGAATAGAACTGTTCAATGGTTGCCTTCATTGTAGCATTCATATTGTCAGTGTTTTCCCTGTGTGCCTGGATAAGTTCTTCAATTTTCTTTTTAAGTTCAAGTGCCATTCCAATCATCCTTTCTAAACTTTTTCTTTTCCTTCCGCTTCAAGCTTGCGGTTAAGTTTTTCAATCATTTTGTTGATTTCCTGGTCATGCTTCTGCTTGGTTTTGACCATCAATATCATCCGTTCACCGTCTGACAGGCTGACCTGCCTTAATCCACGCTGTTTTACCTTTGAACTTCTTATCTGTGCCAGGTCAGCTTGTTTTGCCTTGATACGCAGCAATATTTCATCAATCTGTGAAATGATTTCATCAGGCATGAGTATCACCACCAGTCTTGAATATTGCATTCAGTGCAGCCATGCAGTATTCAAGTTCCTGCTGATTCTGATTGATTCTTTCATCTTTCAATTCGCCAAAGTCACCAGGGTAAGCAGCAGTAATGCCATCAACCAGTTCAGCCATTTCACGATAATTTGTATTGATTTTCAGCCTTTCCGCTTGGACTGATAGCAGCAGGTCACGCATCCGTTCAATCTGTGCCTTGGTCATGGGTAGGTAATAGTCAAGAACCTTCTGCATCAGCTTTTGAAGCTTCTGCTTGTCACCCTGTGCTTTCTTTATTTCCGTTTCAACTTGCTTCCTGAACTTGTCATTTCCTTTCACCTGTGCCACCATCCTTCTAAAAATTTATTGCCCAATAAGTTCAAACTGTTCATTTTACTTACTTTTCAAGTGATTGTATCACTAACCTGTTACTATCAGTCATCTTCATCATCCAAATCATCATGGATGACCACAGGAATTGCACCTTCAATTTTCAAGTTATCAGTCGCCTTGAATCCTGCTCTGTCAAGAATATCTTTGGCAGCCAAGAACCTAACCATTTCACTTTTAGCATTCAGAAGATTTGTTTGTGTCTTGAATGCCTTTGCAGCAAGTGACTGAATGCTGATTCTGATAAGTGTGTCAAGTTCACTGGTGAATTCAGTATTCCTTTTCCACCTTGAAATGGTTTCTTCTGAAACATCAATCCTCTTTGCAATTTCCCTTTGAGTTAATTCACCCATTGCCATCAATTCAAGGCACTTTTTTTGCTTTTTATTCAACATATAAACACCCCCTTTGTTTGACATTTTTTGATTTTATCGCAGTGCCTTTATGATGGGTTTCAACTGTTCATCATTCGTCAGATTCTTGAAAACCTCATCTGGTAAGCAAGCTTGAAGGATAAGCAATGCTGCCCTTTTTCTATTTACTTCATAATCACCAAGTAAAACTGCCACTGCATTTATAATCATTTCTTGTTCAGTCATACTCACACTTCCTTTCTTTTTAGGGTGTCCGATTTGTCCGAATACTTCTTTTTAGGGACTCCCGAATCTCCCGATAATCATTTTTAGGGTGTTAGAAATGTTAGGATACCAACTTCATCATCCGTCCTTTTGCCCCTGGTCACATCAGATAGGTAAGATGTGACCAGGAAGCAAACAGGTTTTAAAAGGACGGTAACCTCAATGAAAAAAGAAGAAGATGGTAAACCTAACCATCTTCATTATAACATGCAAAACACAATATGTAGGCATTCTTGACAAATATGCATACTATATATTGTGTTTTTGTTTGTTTTCTCTGATTATTCTTCTGACTTGTCCAACAGATAATTCCAAGTATTGTGCAATTTCTTGAACTGTCAATGTACCGCTTTTGAAAGCATTCTTTGCAAATAATTCTTTTGATTCCTGGTCAGGGAATTCAATTGCCTTTGGTTTTTTATTAAAATAGCAGCTTCTACCTGCAAAAGTATTCAGCAGCTTTTCAACAGCTTCTTCACCAATGCAATCTGTCAGTTCATCTATTGATACTCTGCTTGCCATCAGATAACCCCCTTAAAATCATAATCAATTTCAATAGGTGTCTGCTTTTCCAAGATATCTGTAATTGTACCCCCAGGGAATATCAGCCTTCCTTTGCAGTGACAATACTGAATTTTATCTTTAGTGACTTTACGAATAGGGAAGCTATGTATCTTCTGACAATAGGGGCAAACAATGAACACATCCCTGTGATTCAGTGCAATAGGTTTTACCTTTGGCATCTGCTCAAAAGGAACAGGTTTTGTTCTTTCGTCAATGTAATAGTTATTTCTACCTTTCTTGATAACCTTTATTTCACTGAATAACACTTTGGGATTTTGCTTCATCATGTCTGATATGTTCATTTCCCTTTCATCCTTTCAATCTAAAATTTTTACACTTATTACACTTTTGAAGTGTAAATATATATTAATTATTTTTTATTACATAAAATTTTGATATATAGTTTTTTTTATTTCTCTATAATAAGTTAAATTTTAATGTAAAAATGTAAAGTATAGTATTTTCAAGGCTTTCAGGGATTACAAGTGTAAAAAAGTGTAATGTTAACTGTAATCCCTTGTGTAAATTCGTGTTGTCTTACCTGATTTCATTCCCTTCACCTTTGTAATGAACCCATGCCTTTTCATCAGCTTTGAAAAAGATGTCTTTGTCAGATTAGGGAATCCATTATCAGCACAAAAACCCAGGTATCTTTGATAAACAATTTCAGTCGGTTCATCATCAATTTTGAAATCAGCATCTTCACAGTCTTTAAGAAAACTTAATATTGAATCATTTTCTTCCGCATATTCTTCACCTGCTTTTTTAACCTTTTCAGATTCTGTGTATCTCTGATTTTTGATGACTCTTTGCAGACCTACAACAGCAAGCTTGATGAAGTATTCAATAGCTTCACTTTGAGTTAGCTTCCATTTGATGTTGCTATCAAAATCAGGGTCATCTTCTTTGAAGGTTGCTTCAAAGGGAACAATTATCAACCTTCTTTTCAGTGCAGCAGAATCCCTGCCCTTACCGATTCTTGGAATATTGTTTGCTGAAAATACAAGCTTGCAGAATGGTTCAAATTCAAACTTTGGCTGACCCTTCTGTTCAGCTTCGATACTTTCACCAGTGACAATCTTCTTTAAGGTTGAACTATCCTGAATCTGTAAATCTCCAATATCATCACCAACATTTGCAAGCTTTCCATAAATCCTGACTGTTGAAAACCTATCATCAAGTTTGCTCATATCCAAAGCTGAATAATTGTCTTTCCCAAGAATTGTCTTGATAACCTTAATGAAAGTAGATTTACCGTTTGAACTTCCCCCAACCAGGATGAAAGCCTTTCCACCTGCAAGGTCATTGCTTCGATACATGCAAGCACCCATTATTTCTTCAAGAAGCATCCTGATGCTTGTATCACCACAAGCAATCTTGTTCAGTGTGTTGTCTGCCAGTTCATGGTATGCATTGGGATTGTAATTCCATGGGATTCTGTTTGAGATTATATATTCATGACTGAACGGATGTAATTCACCTGTAATGACATCCAATACACCATTTTTGAAAGCAATCAAATTTGGGGAACTGAATGTTTCGCTTTCGGTATCAGGAATTAAAATTTCCAGGTATGAAAGCACTTCTGCTCTTTTTGCCCTGCTCAACTGTGGGATATGTTTTATCATTGCGGTTTCAATTTTTGAATAGCCATATCCATATATCCCATCTTGGTAAATGTGTAATTGACCGTTGACCCTCTTAATGTGATGGGTACTTTTTATATAATTTGCGAACTTATCAAACAGGAATGTTGTCCCCTTAAAAAATGATTGCTTCTTGAAAGCATCATCACGCAGAATCACTTCCAGTTCATCATCTGACAGTGAAACTTTCAAGATATACTTGTTTATAAGCTTGATGCATTCCCTGATTTCATCAACTGTGAAGTCTGCTGCTTGAAGGGTTAGTATGTAGTTGTAAAGTGCTTGATTTCTTCCATCACCTTCACCCAGGTCTGAAAAATCAACTGTACTTCCCTTCACAGGGAATAACCACTTGGGAAGCTGCTGATATTCCACACCAGGTTCAACATCCCATTCTATGAATCGTTCTTCACCGTCAATTTTCAGCACTTCATATGAATTCTTGCTTCCAACCTTTATGTCAGCAGTCAGACCGATTGCAAGCCTTTGATTTGTTCCACAATTTTCAATACCATTATTCATAAACAGGAAGTGTTTCCCCCTGGTTGTCTGATACACCCTGCAATCAAGTTGCATTGCTTCAACAATGTTCATCAGAAGTTCAGATTGTTCAGAATCATCAATGTCAATCAGAATGGTTTCATCCGCAAGAACACCTGCATATTCAGGCAGCTTTTTCACCTGCTCATAAGTCATCAGGTCATTTTCGGATTTTCCCTTGAATGGCATCAAGCATTTTTTATTCTTTGTTGGAACATAGCCTTTGAATAGATTCAATTATGCTCACCGCCTTTAACCGTAAGATAAGATGCTTCATTCAGCCAGACACCCTTCATTCTTAATCATCTGAACTGCTTCTTTGACATAAACTTCAAGGTTATTGACCTGTTCGACAATCAAGTTCTTCTTGTATTTGGTTGAAAGCCTGCCCAATATAAGACAGTTCACATCATCAGGGGTTATATCATCAGGGATTTCCATTGTGTCCATGATTCTCTTTATCCTTAATGTGTTCATGCAATCTTCAACCTGCCAACTATACTGCTTGATAGAATCATACCAAATGTCCATTCCCAGGTTCAGTGACCTTAAAAATTCATTGCAGCGGTGAATCTGAAATGCATTCATCAGGGGGAACAGGAAAGCCTGTCCATCATTCATGGTCACCACTACACCGACCTTTTCTAACTTCATGTCCTGAATCATATGTTCTGCATATCTCAATATAAAAGCTTCATCCATTGTCTTGATTGTGGTTAAGTTTTTCATACCATCTTCCATCCTTTCAAAATTTTATTTTTGGTTACTTTCTAAATCCTTGGTAATTACAAGATGTTGCAGCATCTTATAAATAAACCTTTTCTTCAAAGTATCTTTTTGACACCTTCCCTGCTGTGACTATCTTGCCTTGCTGTTTTAGTTCATCATTCAGTTTCTTTATAATCCTGTAAGCAGTGGTTTCAGATACTTGAAGAATTGAAGCGACATCAGAAGCACACAGAAACCTTGGTTCTTGCTTAATAATCTGACTTTTTGCCATATTTGACACCCCTTTCTTAATAGATTAGTTGGTTGCTTTCTGAATCCTAATTTTCTATCAAATCTTCAACTTTGACATTCAGTGCTTTTGCAATCTTCCCGATAGTTGCAGGTTTTGGGTTGCTTGTTCCTTTAGAAAGCCTGGTTAAAGCAACCCTTGAAACCTTGGATTGTTCTGCTAATTCACTCATTGTCAAGCACGCATTTGCCATTGCCAAATGTAGTTTATTAGTGTTAAGCTTCATTTCAATTTCCCCCTTTCATAGATACTTTTGTATCGGTTGCTGTAATCATTATATTAGATACTTTTGTAT